GCGGTGTTTAAACCAAATTACAATAACCCCTTAAAAGCAGTATAAAATACTGGCTTTAGAGGGTTTAAACGGTTAGTGGTTGGTTGGATTACCTCCGATTGCTTAAGCGGTGGCAAACGGTAAAAAATTATGTTACTGGCGAGTAATACGCTAAAACCATTGATTTATACTGCTTTTAGCGATGTGCAAATGTGGCGATGCTCCAAAGTGATATTAAACAACTGACTTTAGCGTGTTACTGGTGAGTAACTTATGAGCCATTGCGATGCCTACGAGTTAGCAGTCGGCAGCAGTGAGTGCTAATGCGCTGCGATTAGTAGCGGTTTAAACATGCGCTGCGATTACTGGCTCGGGGCGGATATGAGAGCGAGGAGCGAGTCAGCACCAAGCCAGCAACTAGTGCTGCTCTTTCCCTAGCGCTGCCAGCAGTGCAGCCAGCAAGCAGCGTTTAAACACGAGCAAAGCAGGCTGCAAAGTTTGACCCCAGGTTTTTAAATGTCTGTGTGTCTGTGTGTCTGTGTATGTACCCACATAACTTTGATAGCCCTGGGGTCAAAAGCATGCTCTGACCTGCGCTTTTACAGTGGCGCAGTAAGTAAATAAAAAAAGTTTAGAAAGAAATGTCCAAAAAGTGTCCTCTGGACACCTAATAGTATATGTAGGGCAAAATAATGGTCGCCCTACAGCAAGCACACTGGCAGCCCTTAGGCTGCCCCCTATATTAAGCCCTAACCTTCGCCTTCGCCTTGGGGCTTCGGCTGCGGTTAGGAAAGGAAAACTGCAACGCTCCCAGTATGTCGCGTTGCTACTATGCCTATGGAAAGAAAAAGAGTTACTGCTGCATCCCATAAATCGGATGCCATAAAGAAGCAGATTATAGATTTTTTAATGCAGGGCTACTCAGTACAGAAAGCCATGGATGCCGTAGGCAGAAGTGTCAAAACTTATGAGTACTACCGCAAGACAGATGCTGACTTTGCCTTAGGTATAGACAAACTGCGTGCATTGACCGCCCGAGGAGAAATAGGCGGTCCGACCCAAGAGGTACCACCTTTTGACGAGTTCTCTTTAAAATACCTTGGAGTACAAGTTTTTGAACATCAACGCCATTGGATTGATTTATTAGAGTCCAGAGTGCCTACGGATGTTCACCCTTCAATCATTTACGAGCCAGGCGATAAAGACCTGCTTATTGTAAACACTCCCCCCGAACATGCTAAGTCTACGACTATTACAGTCAACTATGCTGTTTATCGGATTTGCCAAAACCCTAATATAAGAATCATGGTCGTATCTAAGACCCAGGCTATGGCGCAAAAGTTCCTGCTCTCCATCAAGAACAGACTCACCCATCCTCGTTATCAGGACTTACACCTTGCCTTTGGACCTCCAGGCGGATTTGAAAAGAACTCTGATTCGTGGAAGCAGGACTTAATTTATCTATCATCAGAATCTCGTGACTCTGGTGAAAAAGACCCAACGGTTCAGGCTATTGGTATTCGTGGTCATATTTACGGTGCCCGTGCTGACTTAATCATCATGGATGACTGTGTTGACCATACCAACGCCCATGAGTACGAAAAACAGATTGACTGGATTCAATCAGAAGTTATGTCCCGTATAGATAACGATGGCGGAAAATTACTGGTAGTGGGCACAAGATTACGCCCCAAGGATTTATATTCCGAACTCCGTGACCCCATGCGTTATCCCGATGAAACTTCTCCTTGGACTTACTTTGCTCAGCCTGCAGTATTGGAGTTTACCGATGACCCTACTGATTGGGTTACTCTTTGGGCAAAAACGAATATGCCCCCAGTGTCTGGTAATGGTACTCCAGATTCTGAGGGACTCTACGACAAGTGGACAGGCACGGCGCTCAATCGTAAACGAAGTCGCATGTCACCCAACTTGTGGGCGATGGTTTATCAGCAACAACAAGTTCATGAAGATAGCGCTTTCCCACAGGATTCAGTTAAAGGCGTTATTAACGGTGCTCGTAATATTGGCATCATCCCGAAGAATAAGGCAGGCAACAGACTTGCTGGGATGGATGGGCTTATTGTGGTTGCTGGGCTTGACCCCGCCATGGCTGGGCATACCGCTGCTGTTTGTATTGGTGTGGATGTTGCTACTCAAAAGAGATATGTGCTGGATGTGTCAAACAAACAGGGCATGAAACCTGATGAGATAAGAGAATTGATTAAAGACTGGACTGATAAATATTCAGTTTCTGAGTGGCGTGTTGAAAAAAATGCATTTCAAGCGATGTTAACTCAGGACCGTGAGGTACGAGAATACCTACAAACAAGGGGTGCGATACTTAAGGAACACCATACTGGAAACAATAAATGGGATACCGACTTTGGTGTCGCATCCCTTACAACATTGTTCCATGGTTATGAAGAAGGCTTAAACCTTATTGAGTTCCCATCAACGCATCAGTCCGAAGGATTAAAGGCTCTTATTGAGCAACTGATTACTTGGTACCCAGAAGCACCACGAAGTCAAAAGACAGACTGCGTTATGGCGCTTTGGTTTACTGAATTAGCAGTACGAGATAGAGTCGCAACCGCAAGCAACTTTGCTCGCAATCATAGTTACACAAATATGTTCCAAACAAGGTACGACAAAAGCCAACAGGTCACCGTTAACTTGAGTGATTATGCATACAACTAAGATAGGAGGTGAACATGGCACTTACCGTTGAAGAAATTAAGAATTATTATGACCGCTATCGCCGTATGTACGATGACCGCGACCAGCGCATGAATCAAGTTCTTATGGTTCGTCAAGGCAAGATGCGAGATGTTTACCCAGACCTTTTCCCCGATGGTCCTTTTGAGAATCCTATCGTGGCAAATATGGTAGATATTGCAGCCCGTGACATTGCAGAAGTTATTGCACCTCTGCCATCGTTTTCATGTACTTCAACATCTATGGTTTCAGAAACAGCCCGTAGAAAGGCTGACAAGCGTGGAGAAATTGTTAACGGTATTGTTAACTTCTCTGACTTACAATCACAAATGTTTAACGCTGCAGACAGATATGTAACCTATGGTTTTGTACCAGCACAGGTTGAAATTGATATTGATGAGAACATGCCACGCATTAAGTTCTTTGATTCACTAGGAAGTTACCCAGTAATTGACCGTTATGGTCGCGTTACTATGTTCTTCCAGCGTATGAATAAGCCAACAGAAGAACTAATGGCTAAATATCCAGAAGTAGCACATTTAATTTACGATAAAAACAATACAACAACTATCTCTGAGATTGTTCGGTTCCATGATAAAGACCAAGATGTTCTATTCATGCCACAGAAAAACAATCTTGTTTTAGAACGCGCTCAGAACTTAATGGGCGAGTGCATGATTCGTGTTGTTATGCGACCTTCAATAGATGACCAATCCCGTGGTCAGTTTGATGATGTACTGGCTATTCAAGTTGCCAAGGCACGCTATGCCTTGCTTTCTCTTGAAGCAGCAACCAAATCAGTACAGGCACCGATTGCGATGCCTTTAGATAGTCAGGAGTTAGCCCTTGGACCTGATGCAATTATGCGCTCCAGTAAGCCTAATGAGATTCGTAGAGTCCCACTTGAACTTCCTAGCAATGTGTTCGCACAGCAATCAGTTCTTGAACAGGAACTCCGTTTAGGTAGCCGTTTTCCAGATGCTCGTACAGGTAATGTTGATGCTTCAATCATTACTGGACAGGGTGTTAAGGCTCTTATGGGTGGTTTTGATACACAAATCAAGACTGCACATGCAATGTTTGCCCGTACATTTACAGAACTTTTAGGACTTGCTCTTAAAGTTGATGAAAAAATCTTTGGTAATCAAGAAAAAGAACTTAAAGGCGTGTACAACGGTACTCCTTACAACCTTAAGTACAAGCCAGAGCGTGATATTAGCGGTGATTACACCGTTGATGTGCAATATGGCTTAATGGCAGGACTTGACCCTAACCGTGCATTGGTCTTTGGACTACAAGCACGAGGTGACAAGTTAATTTCCCGTGACTTCCTACGCCGTCAAATGCCTTTCTCCTTCAATGCAACACAAGAAGAAGAAAAGGTTGAAACAGAAGAACTGCGTGATGCTATGAAACAGGCTATTGCCTCATACGCACAAGCAATTCCAGCCCTTGCAAGTCAAGGACAAGACCCATCCGACATCCTACGCAAACTTTCGTATGTAATTAGTGCTCGCCAAAAGGGAACTGCTATTGAAATAGCAATCCAAGAGGCGTTCCAACCGCAGAATCCCGCACCTGCTGCAGCCCCAGGCTCAGTAAGTCCCGAATCTATGGGCATGCCAAGTGAGAGCGCAGCAGGTGGCGGGCAACTTCCAATGGGCATGAGCGAAACTGGTCG